TCTGAATATTATTAATGCTGGTATTGGATATACTCCTGCGAATGGTAGTGGATATGTTTTCTCTGGAGTTATATTAGATACTATTACCGGTAATGGTCGTGGTGCAACTGCTGATATTGCTATTTCTGGTGGAGTGGCTGTAGCAGCTACTATTAGTGGTGTGGGAACTGGATATCAAGTCGGTGATGTTTTAGGAATCACTACTATTGGTCTTTCCTCTATCGGTAGAAATGCAAGATTCTCGGTTGTTTCTATTGGTAGTACAAATGAATTATTATTAGAAAATGTACAAGGTAATTTTGTAGTGGGAACTGCGAATACTATGTACTATTACAATTCTAGTGGAGTTTCTACAGAGTTAAATTATGTTCGTGGTGGTGATGTACAAGTATCTCGCATTACTGAATCGGAAGATGGTTTACATATTAAAGTAAATCATAAGAATCATGGAATGTACTTTACTAAGAATAATGTGAAGATCTCTGATGTTGAATCAGATATTAAACCTACTAAGTTAAGTGTTGCATATGATGTAGGAACGACAACAGGAACTATTTCTCTGGCTGATGCTTCTAATTTCTCTACATTTGAAAATGTAGGAGTTGGAACAACCAATTATGGATATCTGAAGATTGGAAATGAGATTATTTCCTATAGTTCTGTTTCTGGTAATAATATTGGTGTAAGCACTCGATCTATTGAGAATACTATTAGTAAGTCTTATCCAGTTGGAACTCCTGTTGAGAAATATGAATTTGGGGGAGTTAATTTATTAAGGATAAACAAAACTCATGGTTTATCTACTACAACCTCTGCTTATCCAAATGCAACTACTTTAGATACTTCTGGTGCTATTACTTTTGATTCCTATAATATTAAATTGGATATGTCTAAAAATGGTACAGATAGAAGTTCTGATAATGGAAATCCTGCATTGTACCTTAATAGCACTAAATCTAGTGGTGGATATAAGGTAAGGGCAACCCAAAATATGCCTTTTGAACTGATTACACCAATGGTTCAAAATATGACTGTTCCTCTTACATCATTATCTGCGGAAGTAGTAACAACTACATCTAAGAGTATTAGTGGAAATGAAATTCCTTATATAGAGCATGATGCAGAATCAATCACTTTAAATCAGACTAATTATTTGGATAGTCCTAGAATTATTGCTTCTAAGATTAATGAGGATACTTTCTTAACTAATGTTGAAGGAAGTAAATCTATGAATATGACTTTGTTCCTTAATACAACAAATACGTCGGTTAGTCCCGTAATTGATGGACAAAGAACGAATGTTATTCTAACTTCTAATAGAGTTAATAGTATTATTACAGATTATTCAACTGATAGTAGAGTAAATACAGTTAAGACTGATCCTACTTCATGTCAGTATATTTCTAAAGAAATGATTTTAGAAAATTCAGCAACTTCGTTGAAGGTTCTATTAGCAGCACATATTCATATTAATTCTGATATTAGATTATTCTATTCTATTAATAATAATGAAGGTGTTGATCCTATCTTTGTTCCTTTCCCTGGATATAAGAATTTGAATTATAAAGGAGAAGTTATTGCTGCTCAAGATAGTGAGGGATTACCTGATAAGATGGTTACTAAATCTAATTCTTCGGGATTTGATAGCACTAATATGGAATTTAAAGAATATTCATTTAGTGTGGACCAATTACCATCATTTAGAACTTATAGAATCAAGATTCTCATGACTTCAGAAAGTCAAGTTTATGTTCCTAGAGTGAAAGATTTAAGAGTACTTGCTCTTGCTTAATATGGAATATCACGGAATAACTGGCCACTCAGATTTATT